CTCGGCGGCATAGTCAAGTCTGGTACCTTTGGAATTTTCTTTGTCCGTCTTCTCCGTGATCCCGGCTTCTTTCAGTTTTCTGGCGGACTCCATCAGTTTGTCATTGTATGTTTTTGTATAAGTCTCCGCATCCTGCTCCGCTACTTCCTTAATGGCATTCTGTTTCCCGATACCTGCATTCCAGACGGTTTCAGCCCTTGATGTGCCTTGTTTGTCGGACATGGAGCCCGGAGTCCATTGAGGGTCAAGGAACAGGAATGAAACCGCCTTGTCTTTCCAGCTTGGACCCTCCTTCTTTTTCCGGTCTATCTCCGTCTGGGCCTTCAATGCCTTTTCTGCCTCTTCCGCTGCCAGCTTAAAGGCTGCGGCAGCCTCCGCACGCAAAGTCATGGCCTGGATAAAGGCCTCCGTATTTGTAACCAGCGCGTTCTCGGCTTCATCCACATTGCTTACGGACACGCCCAACTTGTCAAATTCGTCCTTGTTGTCCGTAATGAACTTCTTTTTCTCTGCCAGGTCATTGCCCAGCTGATTCCAGCGTTCCTGCAAGGAGCGGATTGTAACAAGCTGTCTGCCGAGGCTGGAAGTGTCCAGCGAGTCATTTATCTTTTCCTGGGCATCCGCCATCTCCAGGGCGGCCCTGCTTCCTTTTCGCATCCGGCCGGCAAGCTCCCATATCTCTTTACTGTATACGACAGTCAGCGTGATGGCGGT